GTTGAGGAAGGCCAGGGGCCGGGGCAGATCGGCAACAAGACCGTGGTCAAAGCCGTTGATGAGACCGCAAGGATCGTCATGGAAGACTACAAGATGACCGATCTGAAGGACAACATCCGCCACGGCGAGGCGGTTGCGCCAAAGTTGCCCGGCCAGCAACAGACACTGGCGGACAACTACTTTGGCGGCAGGGGTTTGCAGGCGGCGGGTATCAACTCAAAGCAGGCGGACGCTCTGGGGCGCCGGGCCATTGCGGGCGCTTTCCGCAGCGCGGCGCTGAACCCCAGCTCCATTCAGCTGCCCGAAGTTCGAAACGGTCAGTCGCCGCTGCGTGTTATGCGCAGCGAGCCAACGGGTAAAAAATGAGGGGCTTGCGCCCCTCATTTCTTTCTGTGCGTTTGAGCTTTGAGTTCTTGTTCTTCCTTCGCCGCCTCGGCACGAGCGATTTCGCGGCGCATGATACCGGCGCGCAGCTCGTCGGGATCGCTGACATCCACATGATCGACCAGCTCCGCCGGTGACATGGCGCCGATGCGCTGGAGGCTGAAGGCAAGCTCCTTGGCGTCCTGCGAGAAGGCAGGCGAAGACGAGTGCGAATCGACGGTGAGCGACACGTCGTCCGGCAGATCGGCGAAGGTGAACGTCACCGGCACCAGACCCTTGGCGGGCGGGATCAGCAACGCCTCTTCTCCCGGCGCCGAACTGTCTTCGAACCCGGCAGAGTCCTTGGGCACCCAAGCGATCATCTTCTGGTCGATGTGCGCACGGCCCAGATCCAGAATGAGCGCGCCGAACTTCTCGACGTCGCGCTCGATCAACAGCGCACGATCTTTGAAGCGCGGCGAGAACATGCGGATCAGCGTGTCGGCGTGAGCGCCAGAGCGCACGCCCTGCTCGCCTTGGCCCTTGGCGATGGGCGGCAAACCCATCATCTCGTCGAACATGCGCTCGTATTCGTGCAGCGACGCCCACAGGGCTTCGGGTATTTGCACGTTGTCGCGCTCGATCTTGGCGTTGGGGTTGGAATCGGTCCAGTAGCCGCCCGGCTTGTTGAAGCGCGACAGGGCTTGCTGGTTGACGCCGGTCGAGCCGACGAACTTGGTGGCGGGCTCTTCCTGCTTGCGCAGCATCCGGTTGATTCCGGTGATGCGCGAATTGATCGCCTCTTGCAGCAAGATCAGCCGGGTGATCTCTGATGCGCCCCAGAAATACTCCGGCACCGGGTTGGCGCAGAACAGGCTGAACGGGTGGTTGCCCTTCAGCGTCGGATCGGTCTGGCGCGAATAGGTGTTGTAGGAGAAGGCGCTGGTGATCTGATACTTGCCGCCAAGCAGGATGTTGTCGCCGATGATCTGGAACGTCGCCCAGTCGCCGCGCTTGTCATCCCAGACCCAAAGCTCGTCCATCTCCAGCATCGAGGCTTCGACCGACGGGTCGATGTTGGGCTTGGGTTGCGACATCCAATCCACGATGCCTCGGTTCTGGCTTGGGATGCCGCTGCCGCCCGCCTGAAACGGATAGAGCCCGCCGGTGACGATGTTCATGGCGGAGCCCGACGCATCCTGCATCCCGCCGCTGCGGCCCTGCATGTGGTTCTTGGCGCGCTCTTTCAGCTCGGCTTCGTCAGGGCGACCCTTGATCAGGTTGCGGAACTGCGCAGGCGTGATCAACATGCGGTGCGAGAACGCTTCCATGTCCGCATCGAGACGGCAGTGGTTTTCGTGCAGCACACCGAAGTTTTCCGGTTGCACGAGATGGCACGAGAACTCTTTGTTCACGACGCCGGACTTGAGGATGCCAAGGCCCTTGCGCAGGCCAATGCCGACCGCCTGCGAGATCAGGTTGTCGGAGTCCGTCTGGCGACAGATCTTTCTGATCCGTGCCGCCGCGACGCGCCCCTTGGATTCGTTCACGATGTTCGGCAGATCGGGATCGGTGATGGCGAAGCGCAACGACACCGGCGAGAACAGCAACGATTCCAGATCGTCCAGCGCCGCGTAGGTCTTGTTGAACATCGCGGGCGCCGCTGCATCCGCCGATCCGGCGGTGGCGTAAGCGTCAAAAAACGCGCCTCTGTTCTGCCGCGCCTGCCGTGAGGACATGCAGATATTTGCGAGATTTCGGGCGAACCCTTCAAGATCGCGTGAAGGTATGTGCATGTCATCCCATCCTATCGTTTTGATAAAGCACGACTTTTCCCGTTTATGCCTTGACACAACTTCTTCAGCCACCGTAAGCTGTGTGTGTTGGGATGGTAAGCTCTCTCAACGTCCCCAGCAATAGGAGTTTAACATGAACGCTCTTCCCTTCGAGATCTCCATCGACAAGCGTGGCCGTAAGATGCACCGCAAGGGCCGCAAGTAATTGCAGCTTCGAAAAACGGGGGCCGTGAGGCCTCCGTTTTTCACCTTTTCTAGGAGTGATAAAATGGCCGCTCGCACCAAACGCCGCACCTGCCGCTGAACTACTCTAATTCAGAGAGTGTAGATTATGGCTTTACCGCCCATGCCAATGCCCGGTGGCCCTGCCGGTCCCGGTGGCCCTGCTGGTCCGGGACTTCCCGGCGCTATGCCCCCGATGGGCGGCGCAGGTCCGGCTACTATGCCCGGCCCGATGGCTGGCTCTGGGCAGCAAGGCGTAGCCGCTCTCAAAACGGGTCTTGAAGCGCTTCAAAAAGCGCTTCCCCAGCTGCCGATGGGTTCGGCCCTCCACCAATCGGTGTTGAAGGCTGTCGCCGACATTGGCAAGCATCTCGAAAAAGAAGGCGGCGGAGGCGGCGACCAGATGGGCGCGATCCAGCAGCTTATGGAATTGGCGCGTGCCGCCAAAACGCAGCCGAACATGGCTGGCATGATGCCGGGCGGAGCAGGCGCCCCGCCCCCACCAACACCGCCGATGGGCGCATAGGAGAATATCATGGCACAGGGAAAAGTTCCTACCCCTTACGTGAATGACGTCAAGGAAGACAACAGCATCATGCACTACGTCGAGTTCCCCACGATGGGGATCGGCGCGCGCAAGTCTGGTATGCCCACCGACGGCACCAACCACATCAAGAGCCTTGAGCACGTTGGCGAAGACGCTTCGCGCGGCGCTGGCAAGAATGGTTCCACTGCCCCCAAGGGTCGGAAATAAGCCATGACCATGACCCCTGAACAGATTGCCCTGCATCGCTCGAAAGAGCTGATCGACGCGCTCTGGAATGATGGCGAAGTCGGCAAGAAGATCCAGCAGGCCGCGAAGGCCAAGTGGAATGACGTCAAGACGACCGACGACATGATGTCGCCGATCATCGAACCCCACCTCAACAAGCTCAAGGCGATGGAAGAGAAGTATGAAAAGCTTCTCGAAGAGCGTCTTGAGGAGAAGCGCGCGAATGAAGATGAGCGCGTCAAGGTCAAGCTCGAAGAACAGCTCGAAAAGGCTCGGCGCGAATATAATCTGACTGAAGAAGGCTTCAATCAGATGATCGACCGCATGAAGAGCACGGGCAACTATTCGGACGCAGAGGCCGCTGCGGCTTATGTCGCCAGCAAGGCCCCGCCAGCAAAGGTTGCCGGTCCCACTTGGGCTCCGCAGGATCTCGATCTCTTCGGGTCTAAGAACCGCAACGATGCACTGGTTGAACTCCATCGTGACCCAATGGCCTACATGGATTCACAGCTCTCCGAATTTGTCAGCGACCCCGACAAATATGTTCGCGATACCCTCGGTCGCGCGGCGTAACTAAAGGACGTAACCCATGGCTCTACCTACCTCACCAGTAGCCACGCTGACCGGAAGCGGTATTACCCCGTCCGGCGCGCTTGGCGCCCAGCTCGCCGCCCTCACACGGCGCGCTTTCTTGCCTTCCGTCTACGTGCAGATCTATCAGTCCCACCCCCTCCTCAGCCTGTTCATGTCGAACGCCAAGGCTGCGCGCGGCGGTGTCAGCCAGATCACGGTTCCGGTGCAGGGGTCGTCTTTCGTCTCCTTCAACTGGGGCTCGTTCGCTGGCGACTTCCCGATGCCCACCGATCAGGCCGCGATCCAGAACGCTCAGTTCTCGCTCAAGCTCGGCATGGTTCCGGTCGGCTTCTTCGGGATGGAAGCGATCATCCAGTCCTCGGAAGTGGTCATCCCCAAGCTCCGCGCAGTGATGTCGGATGCGGCGGTCGTGATCAAGCAGGCCTACGCGCAGGCGCTGTATTCCAACAACTACGCCAACACGCAGGTGTGGGACTCGCTGACGCAGGCCTATGACGACGGCACAAACGTCCCGTCCTACGGCGGCATCTCGCGCACCCCCGGCTCGTTCTGGTCCGGCCAGCTGATCACGAACACGGGCGCTGCGGCGACCACTCGCGTCGGCATGGCCCAGCTTCTCACCCGCATCCAGTCTGGTGCTGGCGGTGAAGCCCCGGATTACGCCGTGATGAACCCCGCCAACTGGGCGGAACTCATGTCCGACTTCATGTCGCTTGAGATGTTCACCACCAAGCCGCGCTCGATCTACGAGAAGGACGACGCCGTGAACGCGGGCTTCCGCGCCATTCGCGTCCTCGACACGCCGATCTTCCCCGATCCCTTCTGCCCTCTCGGCACCTGCATCGTGGTGAACTCGCGCTACACCGGCCTCTACATGTCTGAATACGCCCCCATGACCTTCTCTGGTTTCGAAAGCCAGATCCCGGTCGGGCAGATCTCCGACATTGGTGTTCTGATCTCGGCAGCCGATCTCGTCTGCGCGAAGCCCTCGTCCGGCGCTCAGATCACCGGCATCACCGGCGCCGCGTGGCCCAACGTTCCGGGCACGTCGCCCGCAGTCCTCTGATAGGAGCTTCCTATGGGTCTTTTTTCTGGTTCCGGCGTACTTCCTTCTCTGAAGGGCGTTGCCACTAACGTCATCAACCTCCAGTCCGGTCAGGTCCAGACGATCTCCCCGGCTGGCTGGTACATGGTCAACACCGGCCTCTACACCACTGTGCAGCAGTACGACCCGATCACGGGTATCTGGCGCAACATTGGCAACGGCGACCATCAGGGCGGCGTTCGCTACATCTACTCCGATGGCGTGAACTATCGCCTCGCCAACCAGACCGGCGCGGTCGTGGGTGCGCTCCTGACCAACGCTGGTTCGGGCTACACCTCCGCTCCGACGGTCACTGCCTCGGCTGGCAGCTCGATCTGGCGCGCGATTGTCGGCGGTGCGGTCAACACCACCGTCACCGTGACCAACGGCGGCACCAACTACACCTATCCCCCGATTGTGCAGTTCGCTGCTCCCCCGGCGGGCGGTGTTCAGGCCACCGGCTACGCCACCTTGAGCGGCAGCGCCGTGGCCTCGGTGACCGTGACCAATCAGGGCGCCGGTTACGCCTCTGCCCCGACCGTTGTGTTCATCAACGATCCCCGCGAAGGCGTGAATGGCGTGACGCAGGGTTACAACGCTGCGGCCACCGCCACCCTCACGGGTTCGGGCACGGTCACTGCGGTCCTCTGCGTTGACCATGGTCAGGGCGGCCTGACGGCTGTTCCCACCCTGTCCTTCGGTGGTGGCGGCGGCGCCAGCGCGGCGGCGACGGCGATCATGTGCTGGTCGATCACTGCTTACGCGGCGGGCACGGCTGGCGCCGGTCTTTCGGGTTCTGTGGCTCAGATCAGCGCGGAAGACGCTTTCCCGACCACTGCGGCGGCGTATACCAACCCCTACACCCAGTCGGGTCTGGTGCGCACGCGCAACGCCAACATCAAGGCTCCGATCTCCAGCGGCGGCATCACCGCCACCGGCCAGATCATCAACGATGGTGGCGTCTACACTTCGTCTCCGACCCCGCTTGTTATCGCGACCGCTTCGGTCGTGACGACCGCCCCCGTCGTGACCTTCACGATGGGCGGCCAGAGCGACACGACCTATCTGACGCAAGTCTGATAGCGCGACTCTGATCAATGAAGCCCGTGCTTGCGGTGACGCGGGCACGGGCTTTAACTTTTTCGGACGGTTCGCATGTCTCTTAGCCAGCTTTTGAACGACACCTCGGCGCTGTTGAACGACCAGAACTACACGTTCATCTCGCAAAGCCAACTGACCCGCTGGGTCAACACGGCGCGCAGAAATGCCGCCAAACGGACGGGGTGCATCCGCCGTCTGATCTCTGGGCAATCCGCGTTCGGCGCGTCAGCGGTCGCGGGAAGCGCCATTCCTTCGGGTATGCAGCCGGGCGCACTGCCGTGGGCGTTCACCAACTCGAACACGCAGGTGCCGTTTCCCGGCAACAACGGTGACTTCAACACCGACTACAACAACGACTTCAACACCCTGCAATACAACAACAACTATCCGATCAACTATTCGCCGAACGGCCCGCTGCCTACGGCCTACGGCGCCGTGACCAATGCGTGCATGACGATCCCCGGCGTCGAGCGTTATCCTTTCGTCGGGTTCTTCAACAACTTCCTCAAGGCGCAGTATGCGGGCACGGCGTATATTTACGACGCCATCTCCTGCGCCGTGAACTGGGGCGGCACCACCAAGCCGACTTTGG